TTACGTTACTAGTTGTTAGTTCCACTTGTCATCCACTCCAATACTTCTGATGGTAATTTTCCAACTCTTGGATCTGAATCTTTTACTGTGTGAGGATCCATCTCACCCTTGGGTAGATAAGTAAGTTCACGCAATGACCTAACTGCAGGATTGCTTGTAACATTAGTAGGAAGTCGTCCAAGAGCGACATTATCATAGTTGAGATTGTGTCTGTCAAATGTAGCAAGTTCATATTCTTCTGTCATTGATAGACAGTTAGTTGGACAGTATTCTACACAATTACCGCAGAATATGCAAGCTCCAAAGTCAATAGAATAATTACGAAGTTCTTTCTTCTTCGTCTCCTTGTTCATCACCCAGTCAACGACTGGTAGATTGATAGGGCATACCCTGACACATACTTCACATGCTATGCACTTGTCAAACTCGTAATGTATACGACCACGATACCGTTCAGATGGTATGAGTTTTTCATACGGATACTGAACCGTGACAGGTCTACGACCCATATGATCCAAGGTAACAGAAAGACCCTGCAACATGTAAGTTGCAGAGTCTTTAATGTCCTTGATATAGCTCAGTATATTTTTGATCATGTTACATATGCTATCTTAGGTGCTATTATTATTGCTATGGCGATGGTGCCAAAGATAATTGATGCTGATCGAAGTGGTAAATTTTTCACTTAACCTCCTTCAATATTTCGTAGAGTGACCATGGATGTTCCTGTAAAAAAGGAACGTCTTCTCTAGCGTGTGCTGCTGCTTCAAATGCATCGTTTGCATATTCGCAGATGTGGTGCTCGGTATGTTTATTGTCGTACCAAGCGAGTGTGTAATGGGACATGATTCTTTTCAACTCCATTCACACTATATATTAGTTCAAGTAAGCAAAAATACTCACATTTGTGTGGACTCACTAACAGTTTTTATTTAGACCATTTGCCATATTACCACCTATCTCAGCTCCCTGATTACCGCCAAACATTGCCACCCAACCAGCAGCGACCCAACCAATAAAGGGAATAGAACTAAGAGATGGAGCAACACTAGCACCAACAGATGTACCAACGAGACGGCCTGTACCCTCTGCGGATCCGATTGCTTTGATACAGGCTTCACTTTTTCGGGCAGTAGTTATATCATCTGCCTGTTGTTGTGTCAAACCAGGTGACATCTCAATCCAAGATCTATGATTAGATACTGGTGCACCTTGATTTGTCTTACCATCCATGACATACTCTTCAACCACAGACTTAGTATTATTTGATAAACCTAAGAAACCTGCCTTCTCTTTTATATCTGTGGTAATATACATGGTCTTTGGATCATTAGCTGTGTAACTAATCTTATATCCTTCCTCACTAACAGAGGCAACGTAAGATGTGTAATCTCCTACAGGTATGTTAATATTTGGTAGTTTACTTTTATTACTTGTGGCAATCATACCAATCATACCAATGTGTGATACCCCTAAGATAGTTCCTAGAGATATTCCTATCCACTTATTCATTTTGTATCAGGTACTATTTTTACAGGTCCTTGTTCAATCCTTATAGTTTGTGCAGGTGCAGTTGCAGATGCCTTCTCTATAAGATATTCCATATCTTTCTTACTTATGTTAGCACCACCATTAGTTCCATTCTTCTTATTACCCGCTTGGACTCCAAATGTAGCTAGGACCCCCGTAAAGACCGAAGCTATGAAAGTTGGATCGATCTTTTGTTCTTGTTTATAACCTGGTATTTCTACGTAGTTAAGAGTCAGTATCGCCCCTGCCCAGATCATTACACCAAGGCGAACAAATGTACTAAGGATAACTAACTGCTCTTCTTTATCGTCTGCTACCTCTTTTATCTTATCAAGCACACCCTTCTTGGGTTCTTTTTTTGTTGAGTCTGTCATAATATAATACCATGAGTATCAGTATTTAGTAATTTCATCCATGATAAATTTTTTACTCAGCACAGGTTTACCAAACATATCTAATTGCAATCGATCTGCCTCAGTGGTCACTTTATCTTTCTCCTTACGTGTGTGTTCCCAGTAACAAGTGTTGTCCTCTCTTATATAAAACCAACTCGTGTTGTGCGAGTCTAATAAGAAGACAGCATAAAGATGTGGATACGTTTTCTTTGGATTTTTTTCAATTACCGTACCCAAACCAGTGCGGTAGAATCTTGGATCAATCTCGTTGTCGCCAGTCATCTGACCTCTCTTGATGAAACCATTCTACTATCTCGTCTGGATCTCCGAAACCCCTACGGTGATTACTTGAATCGGGGTCTCCAATGTTCAAGTTATTCAGAAAAGACTCGTCGGGATTATGACTCATCCGACGAGCTTGTTGTAGCATACCTCTTGCAGATGTATTTGCTTTTGCTAATTTCTGTGCCCATATCATATCACCTACGCTTACTTCTGTGCCAGAGGCAATGTCCCGACAAATCGCTTCGAGTCGTAGACGATATTGAGTTGATAACATTTATTAGAATGGTGTTGAAGGTAGAGTAGGTACTGCAGGTCCTGTAACATCTGGTAAAGAATCACCCACAACATCTCCAAGAGACCCTGTGACTTGTTCCAGTATCTGAGTTTTTGCCTTCTCTATCAAGGCATCTTTATTTAGATATATGTACCCACCTGCACCTACAATTGCAAGGATACCTACACCAGATGCGATTGCTATTGCATTGACAATTTTTTGCATAATGATTCTACTAATTGATCAGCAATTTTATATATGTTTGTATTGCCATCCATATTTTTCATAAGGATCGGTAACACAATTTGTCTTAGTTCTTGTTTCATAATCTTATGGTGGAGTTAAGTGGTTTGGAATATATCCAACCATTAGTGATGTACTTACATACTTTTGGTGCCTTGCCCCTATGTACGTACGTCCATGTAGCAGGGAAAAAAACAAGACTACCACACTCAGGTTGCAATCTTGTCCCGTCAAAAAATTCTGTGTACCCATCATCTTTCTCATCAATAGTATTCAAATACCACATGAATACAAAAATTCTTGATCCCTGATTTGTTATATTCCAATCATTATGCCATGTGTAGTGACCATTGGGATCGTATTTTTGAATTTTATATCCTGTATCTTGTATCTCATAGCAAGGATTTGGATAGCATTGAACATGAATTGATTCAAGATAAGATCTATAATTACGCAAACCTATCTGTAAGGCATCAAAAAACACCTTATCTTGCCAAGACCAATCAACAAGAGAACTTATGTTTAGATCTTGAGTATCTTTTATATCTTTATCTACTATAGGATTGTTTTGATTTATTATTCCATCACTTTTTCTTGGGTCTTTGTCAAATTTTTCTATGACCTCATTACAAAATGACTCAGACAAAGAGTCTTTCATAACCCAAATAAGTTTTTCAAACATCAATTAGCAATAATCAATAAAATGTTGAGCGTCAAGAACTACTAAAGGTTTCTTACCATTTTTCTTTATGAATACGATGGGTTCATAATCACCTGAGTTTGCTTTTGCCTGTTCGTATGCCTCCCAGACATTCAGTTTCTCAACGTTCTTACATTCTATACTAAATGGAAATTTTTGTCTAGCATCTCTTGCCATGATCAGGTCTTCCCCACCTGCACCCATACTTCTTGATTCAATATCTTCTGGGTGTATGTTTTTATTTTCAATAAGTTGGTCTCTGACCCACTGTTGTAATTTTCTGCCTTTTGCTTTAGCAGATTGAGGTTTCATAATTTGAATCCACTGAACGAATCTTTTTTTACATCCTGTTTGATACCACCAACAACATAGGATTCTACCTCTGTCTCCTGTGGTGCCACTTGTAAACCCTTAGATGAAATCCAATGCTCAGTCCAAGGCAAGGGGTTATTCTTTATAGGTGCATCGTATATAGGGTCTAATCCAACTGCTCTCATTCTCTTATTTGCAATCCATTCAACATACTTTATCAATAACTTATCATTCAGACCTATCATTGTTCCATCTTTGAATAGGTATTGTGCCCACTCCTTCTCCTCTTCTACAGCATTTCTAAACATGTTTATAACAGTTTGCTTTTCCTCCTCAACAATTTGTTGCATAACAGGATCATCACCCTTCTGCCAGTTCTTGATCATTTGTTGGGTAAGTACAAGGTGTTGGTTCTCGTCTCTTGAGATGAGGGAGATAATCTTAGCAGATCCCTCCATAAGTTTAAGTTCGCCAAATGCAAAACTGCAAGCAAAACTAACGTAAAAACGTATACCTTCGAGAATATTGACATTAGCAACAGCTAGATAAAGTTTTCTTTTGAGTTCTCTTTCTTGCCAATCTTTTGTGGTGTTACCTTCCATTACAGGATCCCACATGCAACCAGTCCCCCATTCCTGTGCGACCTCTAAGAACTCATCATACGCTTTAGTCACACTTGATGCACGATTCAAGATTCTTTGATCATCCAATATGGTATCAAAAACCTCAGATGGATTTGGATAAATGTTCTTAATAATATAAGTGTACGATCTACTATGAATCATCTCCATAAATTGCCATACATTTAGAGCACCCTCTAACTCAGGTAGTGCTGTGTATGGTGCAAATGCCATACCAGGTCCTCTACCCTGCACAGAGTCAAGCAGTATCTGATACTTCAAGTTAGAAGTAAAGATATGTTTTTGCTCTGGTCTTAGAGTTTGATAATCTGCACGGTCTTTCTGTAGAGACACCTCTTCTGGTCTCCAGAAATATCCAAGCATCTGGTTTGTAAGTTTTTCAAACACAGGATACTTGTATGAATCGTATCTCTGTACACCAAGTGGTGCACCAAAGAACATTGGTTGAGACTTGGTATCGACTTGTTCGCTATTGAACACAGTCATTCCCTTTACGTTCATAGGTTTTTTTGGTTCGGTGACTCTAAATTGCACAGGATTCACAGGTTTCTTCGGATTCGTTTTGGATGGATTCTAAGAGATTGTTGACAGGTGTTGGTTCTTCTACCTCATCAGTCTTCATGTCATGAGTGTTCTGATAATAAGAAGTTTTCCAACCATATTTGTAAGTGGTAAGCAGGTCTTGTGCCATCACACTTACAGGTACTTCATTGTCGGGAAAATGCTCTGGATTGTATGACCAATTTCCTGAGATACCTTGGTCAAAAAACTTCTGCATTACCGACACAATATTAATATAACCACGGTTACTTTTCATCTCCCACAGTAAAGTATATTTAGTTTTTAAAGTATTGTAACTAGGCACAATTTGTTTGAGAGGTCCTTTCTTTGATTTCTTGATTGATAGGTATCCTCTAGGTGGTTCTATACCATTGGTTGCATTGCATACAACAGACGAAGACTCAGATGGCATCTGGGATGACAGGGTGCTGTGTCTTAGACCATGTTCTTTGATTGACTCTCTCAAAGACTGCCAATCATGTTCTAATGGTTGAGAGGTAATTTCATTTACATCTGCTTTGAATGTGTCTATAGGCAAGATACCATCAGCATATTTGGTTCTGTCAAAGTATTCACACTTACCTTTCTCTTTTGCAATTTGATTTGATGATTTGAGGAGATAATATTGGAATGATTCTGTCAATCCATGTACAGCGTCCCATGCCTCCTGTGAGTCGTAATTGAACCCTAACTTTGCCAAGTAATGTGCAAGACCAATGTACCCTATTCCAAGCGATCTACGTGCCTTTGTAGAGATCTCTGCAGCAGAGACTGGATACTCCTGATAATCTATCAATTCTTCCAAACCACGAACTGCTAGATCACATAAATCTTCAAGTTCTCTATCTGATTGTATCTTACCAACGTTGATAGCAGATAGAATACACAATGCTATCTCACCATTCTTATCATCAATGTGATTCAAAGGAACTGTAGGTAGAGTAATCTCTTGACAGAGATTGCTCATGTTCACTTTATCCTTAAATGAACTATGTGAGTTGCAGTGATCGATGTTCATGATATAAACACGACCTGTCTCTGCTCTCTCCTTGAGTAAGTTTAGTATGAGTTCTTGAGCAGAAATTCTTTTCTTAGGAATCGAGTCGTCTTGTTCGTACGTTCTATAGAGTCCGTCGAAGTCGTCGGTTCCAAAGTTATCATAAAGATCAGGAACATCATGAGGAGAGAACAAAGTGATATCATCATTACTAATGAATCTTTCATAGAATAATTTGCTAATTTGAATACTGTAGTCAAGTTTACGAACACGATTATCTTCTGTGCCCTTATTGTTTTTGAGGACTAAGATGTCTTCGATTTCTTGGTGCCAGATTGGAAAGTGGACAGTCGCTGATCCCCCTCGTATGCCATTTTGAGTACAACATCTGACAGTTGCCTCAAATTTTTTGAGGAACGGTACAACGCCTGTGTGTTGAACTTCGCCACCTCTGATTTTACTGTTGATACCACGGATTCTACCTGCGTTGATGCCGATTCCCGCCCTTTGTGCAACATAACGACCAATGGCCATATCAGAACTAAAAATACTATCCAAGGTGTCATCAGCATCAACGAGAACGCAAGATGCAAATTGCCTGATTGGTGTCCTGACTCCCCCCATGATCGGGGTGGGGATGTTGAGTTTGTGTTTTGAAATGGCATCGTAATACCTCTTTACGTAATTGAGTCTTGTTTCTTTATCATACTCTGCAAAAATTGTCATTGCAATGAGCATGTACATTTGTTGCGGTGTCTCGTAGACTTGTCCTGTGCTCCTATCCTGTACCAAATATTTGTCAGCAACTTGACGAAGACCTGCATATGTGAATATAAAATCTCTATTGTGATCTATGACACCCTGTAATCTTGAGATTTCTTCTTCTGTATACTTATCAAATATAGCAGAATCATACACTCCTTCATCAACACACTTGTGTATGTGATCAGATAGATGAGGAACATCATCAGTCACTCCATATAAACTCTTTCTTATGGAGAAAAGAAGAAGTCTAGCAGCGACAAACTGATAGTTAGGAGCATCCAAATCAATAAGATCGTTAGCAGACTTAATAAGAATCTCCTGTATTTCTGCAGTCGTGATACCGTCATAGAATTGTATTCCTGATTGTATTTCTACTTGACTGGCAGAGACACCTGCAAGACCATCGCATGCTTTCTCTACCATCACATGCATCTTTTCAAGATTCAAAGGTTCAATATGACCTTTCCTCTTTTTTACTTTGATGCCATTACTCATATGCGTTTCCAAGATTGTAGTTTTAGTTTTGCTTCTAAACTAGAATATGTGTTTGATTCTAGCAAAGATTTTATGTTATGTCCACCAAGAAACATATCATTGATATCTTTTTGATGTATATTTTTTGGCCAGATTACTACCTTATCTCCTCTGTCAATGACTCTGGAGATTCTGTTGATGTTCTCTCTGTTGCGAGGTTCGTTATCAAAAACCCAAATATAATTGCTCCAACCAAGCGTCCTAATATCAACATCGGAACCGCACATTGCAACGCTGTTCTCCACGAACGTGGAATCAAACGGTCCTTCCACGATGTATATTGGTTTTTGCTCATCTATTTTATCTAATCCGTATAATTTTGGTGAATCATCTGACAACATAACAGTGAGATATTTAGGTTTTTGAGTAGGGTCTAGAGACCTACCTTGAAACCCAATTAAGTTGTTATTTTTATCATACATTGGGATGACTATGCGTGAGTGATCACGTTTTGTATCCTCGAATGTTGGTTTGTGAGTGTTACAAAAATGTTTGAACCTGTCAGCAAAATAAAACTTCTTAGGATTCAATCCCCTCTTCCTCAAATATACATTTGATATTGGATCTTCCTCTGCTAGTGGTAGATTTACTTTCTTTTTGAAGACTGGTTTCTTGAATGTGAATGTAGGGTCTTCTACAAACCTGTGCTTACCTGTGAGACCACTCTTATACTTCTCCATGGTGTATTGTCCATGCAGTGTGGTGTCCATCTCCTTTAGAAATATAGAAAAAGACTTAGATGCACCACAATTATGACACTTAAAAATAAAATCCCCTTTCTTTTGAAAGAGGTAACCTCGTGTCTTGTTCTTGTTTTTCTTTGAGTCTCCACAGAAAGGACATCTAAAATTGTATAGATTATCCTTGGTTCTCTTAAATTTTTCTAAACGAGCAGACACCAACCCAATGTATTTGGAATCGATGTAGAGCATTCACACGTTTATATCTGTACTGATTATAGCAGACTGTGGTGGATTTGCAAAACCTCTTAGAAATCTCTGTCCTATTGGTGATACAACAAAACTAATCACAGTCAGAGCACCTGCAATTGTCCACATCTTCTTCTCTATCATACGCAATCTGCTATCTACCAACATGATATCTCTCTCACATCCTTTCTTGATATCCATTGCATGAGCATCTAATTTTTCTTCAACTCTCTTGATCTTCTCAAATAATATGTCATCTACCTTATCTTGTTTGCTGAGTTTTTCATTGTGGACTGCCAGTAACTCACCCATTTTGACTGAGTTATCTTGAAGACTCTCTACAACTCTCTCAAGTCTTTCTAATAATAGTGTATTGGTATTGTCTGCCATCACTTAGGCATCCATGTTTTACGTGAACCTGCACCCAAGTATGCATATTTCTTTTTCTTTTTCTTCTTTCTTATAATAGGATCTTCACCTTCCGCAGGTTTTATATTACCACTAGAAATATTATTCGTAGGTATCTCCTCACGAATAAAGTTGATTATTCTTTCTAGTTTACTCTCATCCATTAGATTGAGTTTAGAATAGCATTACAATCCTTGTCGATATCAATAGTATCGAGACCAGACTTAGGATAATCAGGAATCCTATTGAGAAATAGTAAAAAAGTTTTGAGTATACACCAATACTCACGTTCTATCTTGTAAAAGAGAAGAGGTATGGTGCCCTCACCAAAGACATTGAAACATATTATAAGGTGGTTCAGAATAAGATGATGTTTCAACTCACCCGAAACCACATATTTCTTCAACAATCTTTTGATGTATTTGAATCTCTTCAGATCCTCCTCAAAGTCTTCCATTGTGGCAGCGTGAGGATTTTCATAATACTTAATAGCAAAGAGGAGATGATTCTCCTCGTTCAATTCATCAAATTTCATTTACATTATGCTACAACTGTAATTGTGCCTCCAGCTGATCCGACTGCACCAGAGATTGCCATCTCTGCAGAACCACCACCTATCGTGTCAACAACAGTTCCACCATTGACATTGATTGTTTGTGCTCCGATAGACAATACATCGTCCTCTTCTTGCTTACCGTCACCACCAGTCAATGTGGTAGAGAATGTAAGAGTGTCATTAGTCACTGGAAGTGTTCCATCCATAGTGAGAGTGAAGTTGGCAGCACTACCACCACCTGCTCTACTATTTGTTACGACCATGAGTGGTGCAGCAGTCGCAACTGTGACCTTCTCATTGAACTCAACTGAAACAGCAAGAGTACCACCTGCAGATGCATCTACTTCTGAAGTTGTAAATCTTACAGATGATATTGTTGCCTGTCCTAGACTTGTTGCTAGTTCTCCAATCGCTACCAACACCTCTGGTGTTGCGTCAGCATTATCGTTTCCATTGAGTGCAGTACCTGCAGCTCTCACCCAACCACTATTGTTTGCGAAGACATCTCTTTTCTCAACGGTGGTCAAATTCTTAGGTTTTGACTCATCTGAGTCAGTTGCTCCCCATAGTGGTGCCATGTTTTTCTACCTGTTTTGATACTTTTATTTATTCAGAAGTGCATTCTCTAATGCTACAACCAACTGATCATCTACTTTGTTCCCTGACTTAGCAGCAGCTTTCTTTAGAAGTGCAATTAAGAACTCCTTGATTTTGTCTTCCAAGTCCTCTGGAATCTTATCTACTGCTTTCTCAATAACATTGATTGCAATAGGTAATAAAAATTTTGTCATAATAATAATATGTTCGTGTATTATATATGCTTTAGCAATCCCACTTTCTCAATGACTTATTGATTCTACTATCTGGATCTCTCGCTGTCTTTGCTGATGTCAATCTCTTCTTCATACCTTTCATACGGGCACAGAAAGATTTTCTTCTAGGGTTTGTCTTAGATTTTGTTGGTGCTTTGAGATCTGAACCAGGATTCTGTCTTTCATAAGACTTTCTTCCCTTCTCATTCAGTCCTCCTGATGGATTCTTACCAGATTTTTTCTGCCAGTCCTCTACATTATACTGAACTTGATCCTCTAACTCCTTGGGCACGAACTCGGATACCTTTGCTCTATACTCCTTACGTTGAAGTAATCTTTTAGCTTTGGCACCTGCGTCCATTGCCTTTTTAGGTTCCTTCTTTTCTTTGGTTTCTGTTGCCTCACCCACGTTCAAACTCTTTAGGTAATTCTTTCTACCCTCCTCACCAGGTAATTTGAAATCTTTAGGATTTACTTTCTTTGTAAGATTTTTATTGAGTGGACTGTTCTTACCACCTGGTCTCATGATATCAAATGATTTATCATCCAATGCTGGAGTTCTCTCCTCATTCTTAGGGCGACAGTCGTTGACCAACTTACCACCCTTCATCTTCATGCCAACCTTCTTGTGAGTTTTCCAACACTCATCTACAGGAAGGTCAGCTCCCTCCTTTTTTACGCAGTTTGGATACCTCTTACCGAACATTGTCTTCATACCTTTCTTCTCGTATCCTTTCCAGCACTTCTCATATATGAAGTCTTGGAAGTTTATCATACCATAATCTTCTTTCTTACTACTATTACCCCAGTTCGCAGCACCTACCTTACGACACTTGACTAAGGCACCAGAAGCATAAGCACTTGGCCACACACTGTAACGTGACTTGACCTTATGGTAACAAGCGTCCTTACTACCACTTCCCTTACCTTTCTTATCAGACTCATCTACATATACCTTTTCAAATACTACCTCGCCTGGTGGAGTGTATGAATTTTGGAATTCTTGTTTGCCATCTTTTGTGTAACTAGAACCCTTATTACCTCTTGCAGGTCCAAATATAGCATTCAATCCTTTACCTAG